AAAGTCCGGGAAAGAGATGTGGTTGAAGGGTAAATCCTTATGGGTTGAAGGCGTTTTGACCTCAAGGGATTTAGACGGATGGTTGAAGCTTTGCGAAGCCTTCGATGAAATTGATGCATGCGACAAAGCGATAAAAAAGGACGGGCGATACCATGTTTCGGCCCAGGGTGGATTTACTCAGCACCCTGCAATTAGAGACAAGCGGGCGGCGCAAGCAGAAATCTTGCGATACTTCAAGCTGTTTGGCTTGGTGCCTGATGCACGAAGGAAGCGGCCAGCCATTCAGCAGGGTGTTGTAAGTAGAAAGCGGTAATGGACAGCGCAACCAAGCAATGGATCAGAAATGAATCAGACAGATTGGCGACTGCCAATGGTTGTTGGTTCGATCCTTCGCGCGGAGCCTATACTGTTTGGTGGATCGAAAAGTATTGCAGGCTTTATGAAGGTGAATGGGCTGGCCAAAATGTGTTGTTGCGGTCTGGGTGCCCAGAGGTTGATCGACAGATACTTGATGAATGGGAAGATGGAGGTGAGGAAAAGTCGATTGAACGAGCTGCGGTTTACGCTCGATGGGTGAATGATGGTGGATTTCCTGATTGGCAGTACGAATGCACGATGCGGATGTTTGGTTGGGTTCGCAATTCTGAAAGATGGAGTCGCGTCATTAGGCGATTTAATCAAGCGTCAATTTACATACCTAAGAAGCAGAAAAAAACGCCAACACTTGCAGCCTGGGGAGTTTATCTTACTTGTGGCGATGGAGAAATGGGCGCTAAGTGTTTTGGTGGTGCCAAGGACGGAACTCAGGCTGGCATTGCAATGGCTCATGCGATAGCCATGGTGGAGCAATCGCCAGAGCTTTCTAGTGAATGTAAGACCAATCGCAACGAGAAGTCTATTGAGCACATTCCAACCAGGTCAAAATATAAACCTCTTTCATCGGCCAACGAAAGAACAAAGACAAGCAAGGAGGGAATCAATGGTAATATCCTGATTGACGAAACTCACGTAGTTGACCGCGATTTCATTAAGATCATTTCGCGGGCTGGGATCTCTCGGGCCGAGCCATTCCACATAGAAGTATCCACCGCTGGCAACAACCCTGATGGCTATGGGAAGGAGCGCCAAGATTACGCAAGGCAAGTTGTCAGTGGCGCGGAACGCAATGACCAGTTGTTTGTGGCAATTTACGAAGCACCGCAGACTTTAACTGATCAGCAACTGGCAGAAGATCCAGTCAAGTATGGAAAAATGGCCAATCCAGCTTGGGGACATACTGCCCACGAAGAAGAATTCCTTGCTGATTACAATGAATCTAAACGAACCATCAGCGGACTAGCGGACTTCAAGATGTACCGATTGAACATCTGGCAGCACACCGCGAATCAATGGCTCCGCATGGACCAATGGTTGGCTTGCGGTGCGGCGTACAGCATTGAAGATTATCGTGGCCGACCAGCATCTATTGGAATGGACCTGAGCAAGACAAAAGACATGTCGGCTCTGGGGATTTGCATTCCAGTTGGTGACAGAATCCAGCTGTTCGCGCGGCTCTGGATGACGGAGAGTTACATTGAAGCCAACGCTGATAAAGCCGCATTCAAAGAGTGGGTAGCGGCTGGGCACCTGGTAATGATTCCCGGCGACACGATCCAAGAGGGATTCATTCGAGAAGAATTTGAAAGGCTAACCAAATCGCTGGATATCAAGGTTTTGGTAAAGGACCGAACATTTGCGGCGGACTTTACGGAATGGTGTGAAGACAAGTACCCGAAGATCAATCAAATCGAGTACCCGCAAAACGCTCAGATGATGGAAAAGCCAATTGACGACTTCGAGGCGGCTGTCATTGATCAAAGCCTGATTCATTGCAACAATCCTTGTCTTAATTGGCAAGCTGGCCACACTTCGACTTACATGAATGCTCGCGGGTTTAGGATACTTAAAAAGCCTTACAAAAACGACGATTACCGAAAAATAGACGGAATGGTAGCAAGCGTGATGGCGTACTGGGGAACCAAGCAACTGCCAAAGCGTTCCAGTGTTTATCGTCGCAGAGGAGTTTTGACAGCATGAAATCGCTAGTCCTCAATTTGGTGTTTATCACTGGCTACGCATGCTGTGTGGTGGCGGGCTTTCTTGTTGCGACTCCGATCGGCCTGTTGGCGCTGGGAGTTCCGATGATTGCGATTGCAATTTACGAACAGACAAAGGTGGTGGCCAATGATTCTTGAAACAGTGGCATCCATGTTTTCCGCGATTTCGCTTAGTGGATCTCACCCAAGAGATCCTGCCGTGGTTCGCATGCTTGGGCTGGGCAACCAAAATACGGCTGGGGTGAGCGTCACTCACGAAAAAGTTATGGCCTTACCAGCAATCAAGCGGGCTGTGCAAATCATTACCGATAAGATGTTTGGAATGCCATGGTATGTCTTTCGGGAAGAAGAGGATGGCAGGCTGTTTGATCGAGACCACCCAGCGTGGCGATGCGTCAACTTAATGGCCAACAAAGAAATTGACGCGCCCTCTCTTCGACAGCAGCTCACTCAATGGGCGTTACTGTTTGGAAATGGCTGTGCGTGGATTGATCGAGAGTCTGAGAGCGGGCATATCGAGCTTTATCCGCTTTTGCCTGACAGGACAAGATTGATTCGAATGAATCAAGAGATGGCTCAAAAGATCGGGGCCGCTGATGATCAAGACGGAATGCTGATGGTCGAAACGAAAATCGGAGGCCAGACGAAGTATTTCGATTACCAAGACGTTTTGCACATCAAAGGGCTTGGCCCCAGTCCATGGTGGGGTTGGGATTTGGTTCAGTTGCTGACCGAGTGTTTTGGCGGCGCGATGGCCAAAGGTGAATTTTCCAATCGTTTCTTTAGCAACGGAGCCAATCCAGTCGGATTTATCACGATGGACGGGGCTCTTGATGAAGAAGCGGAAGAGACCTACATGCAAAGCTTGTCAAAGGCAATGTCAGGACTTGGCAAGGCCCACAAGTTGATTTTGCTGGAAGAAGGGGCCAAGTTTGTCCCAGTCACGATCGACCCGCAAAAATCTCAGATGCTGGAAGGTAAGCAATTCGATATCCGGCTACTTGCCATGGCGATTGGCATCAAAGTCCACAAGCTGATTGACGGGGCCAACTCGGCTTTTGCATCCCTTGAGCAAGCCAACCACGAGCACAAAGACGACGATATACTGCCGTGGGTCAATAAGTTCAGGGTCCAATATGACCGAAAGCTACTAAGTAGTGATCAGGTTGATTCCGGCTCACACTCAATCGATGTAGATGATGAAATGCTGGACTGGGTTTCCTTCAGCGAAAGGGCTTCTGGGTCGGTCGAGCTTTATAACAACGGGTTAATCACCAAAGACGAAGGCAGACGAAAGGTGAACTTTGGCCCAAGCAAATCGGCTCGCGCGGCATCCTATCGAATTCCATCAAACATTGTCTACGAAGACGACCAGGCTTTGGTAGCTCCGCCGCAGCAATCCCCACAGGCAAGCCCAGAAGATAGCGATCGAGAAGAGGCAATCGATTACAGCGACGTAGCAGACGCTTATCTAGACAGGATAGAAAAAAGAATCACGGCTCAGGCAAAGCAAAAAGCCAAGATCCCAAGTGAATTTCTTGGATGGCTTGATTCGCTCAAGCCAGAGCAAGGGCCAAAGTCGATTCAGCCGCGAATCGATGAGCTTTATGGCAGGGTAATTCAGCGGCTCAATACTTTGGCTGCGACAGCCACCAATTCTGAGGAGTTACAAAATGCGATTTGATCCAATGGAACCGATGGCCATTCTGCCAGAGTATGTATCGACGCTAATTGCAAGGCAACGCGAACCAGGCAAGTTGCTTGAGTCCCCTAAAGAGCTGATGTTTCTTGACGAAAACGGAAACGAGCAATCGGCTGTTGGGGCTGCAACGACCAGTAACATGCTGGCAGTCGTGCCAGTTTGGGGTGTGCTGTCTCCATCAGGAGACTACGGGGGAACTTCCCTGGACGGACTGGCCAGGCTGGTTGCAACATTGGATGCCAACCCCAATGTATCCAAAATCTTGCTGAACGTTACCAGTCCAGGCGGAACGGTAACAGGCACCCAGGAAGCTGCTGATGCAGTTCGCAGGGTTCGGGACAATGGCAATACCCAGATATCCGCGATTGCCAATGGCATGATGGCATCGGCGGCCCTGTGGATCGGAGCTGCGGCCGGCGAGCTGGTTGTAACTCCCAGCGGTGAAGTGGGTTCGATCGGCGTGATTTCGATGTACGCCGATGAGTCTGGCTGGCTGGAAAAGCTTGGAGTCAAGGTGGAGATCATGCGAACTCCAGAAAAGAAAGCACGATTCAGCGGGTTTGAGCCAATGACTGATGAAATGCGGGCGTTCGTGCAGGACCGCATTGCCGGAAGCTATGAGAAATTCAAGCGGGCCATGGCTACAAATCGTGGAGTCAGAATTGACCAGGTTGAAAGCAAGTTTGGTGGTGGCGAGATGATGCGGGCCGAAGAGGCGGTCGAAGCTGGGCTTGCTGACCGCATTGGCACGCTGGACCAGACTATCAATCGAATGATGACCAGAAAAGCACCGGCAGGAGCTAGGGCGGCTCTGGCAAGGGCTCAACTGGGAGCGTAGTTGATGGTTAAAAAATCATCAACACTTGACTTTTACACTCACTTATGTTTATGATTTAAGGCGAACGCGGGAGAGATACCCGCAACTACAACTAAAAACGCGATTTCTGGCGAGCCAACTAGATGGCGGCTCAATGGGAGTTGAGGTAAGAAGTGCCTGAGTAAATCAAGGGCGTTGTCTTCCAACGATTGTTTTTTACAGTCGTCGGTGGCCAGCGCCCTTTTTTGTTGGTCCCGACAGTCAAAATGAAGGGACAACACAAATGGCATTCGATCCAAAGGGAAAGACCAACAAGGAGCTTTTGGAAGCTCGGGCAAAGTTGGTCACTGAAGCACGATCCTACCTTGAGGCCAATGAATCCAACTGGTCCAAGGAGTGCGACGAAAAGTACAACGCGATGATTTCCGACACCTCGGATATCACCGCCGCCTTAGAGCGTCGTAAGGCAATCGAGAATATCGAGGCCCGTCAAAGAAGCGCACGCATCACGCCTGACGATCCAAGCGTCAATCCCAGCCGAACTCAGGACGAAAAGCGGCAAGTGGCTATTCGGTCATTTAGCCGAGACGGTAAGCCGCAATACAAGTTTGTGGACTGTGGCGCACGTGGCTCCGCAGACTACGAACAGGCTTTTACTCATGCTTTGCATCGAGGCAAAGACAGCTTGCTGCCAAACCAGCTGGCCGCCTTGCAGTCCGACAGCCCTGAGCAGGCTGGCTATTTGCTGGCTTCTGAGCAGTTTGCAGCTGGGCTTCTGAAAGAGGTTGATGACCTGCTTTTCATTCGGCGGTACGCCAAGATTCATACGGTTGCCGAAGCTGGCAGCCTTGGGATTCGCAAGCGAACCGCGAGGATGAACACCTTTGGCTGGTCCAGCGAGCTTACCGTGTCATCCGAAGACACGGCTCTCAAGTACGGCAAAAAGGTTTTGACCCCTCATCACTTGACCGGCATGATCCGGCTTTCGCGGGATCTTGTCCGACGAACGATGCAGGGGATCGTCACCGAGGTTCAGTCTGAAATGTCCAGGGACGCGGGCGAAGCCATGGAAGATGGCTACCTGACAGGCCACGGCGCTCAGCAGCCTCTTGGGGTCTTTACTGCATCGGCTGACGGCATCAGCACCGCTCGGGATGTTGCGACCGGATCAGCCACTAGCATCACGGCTGATGGCCTGGTTGATGCCAAGTACGCTTTGAAGGCCCAGTATCGAACTGGTCTTTTGGGCGCGGTTCGGTGGCTGTTCCATCGCGATGCCGTCAAGATCATCAGCAAGCTGAAGCTGCAGGATAACCAGTACCTGTGGCAGCCAGGCCTGCAGATGGGGCAACCCGATATGTTGCTTGGCTACCCAATCGACGAATCAGAGCGAGTTCCAAACACCTACACCAGCGGCCTGTACTGCGGGTTGCTGGCCAACTGGAACTACTACGAAATCGCCGATGCTTTGGACATGGAAATCCAAGTGCTGTTCGAGAAGTACGCCGACACCAACCAGATCGGTTACATCGGGCGGCTGAAGACTGACGGAATGCCAACTCTGGAAGAGGCGTTTGTCCGCTTGAAGTGCGCTACCTCTTAATCGCAGCCACTTAGAGCAATAGTTTTTTGTAATCCAAAAGTCTTTCGGAGTAAGTCAAATGAAAGTCAAAGATATCCGCGTCATCCAGGCAACCACAGTAACGGCTGGCGCTGCTGGAACATCAGCAGTCAATGGTGCCACTGTTGACCTTTCTGGCGTTGAGGAACTTCTGATTATCGTGCCGTTTGGTGCGATCGTCTCAGGTGCTGTCACAAGCATCAAGTTCCAGGAAGGCGACACAACGAGCCCAACCACCGATGTTGCTGGCACTAACATCACCGTGGCAGACACTGAGGACGACACAACCAAAGTGTTGCGAATCATCAAGCCTAACAAGCGGTATGGTCGCGTCGTCGTCAGCAGGGCCACTCAGAATGCGACCGTGGGAGCAATCACCTACATCTGTACGGGATTGCGAACACTGGAAGCAACTGATGGCGCGACCGTCAGCGGCGAGACTCACATTTCACCTGTGGCTGGTACTGCATAAGGTTTTCCTTTCATGCTCGTCTACACACTAAAGCGGGCTGCTGGCGAAGTTTGCTTCGGACCAGGCGAAAGCATCGATCTACCAGACAGTCTGGTAGAAAGCATGCTAGCTGCTGGGGCCGTGAAAATCATCAAGCCAGCTAGTCCGCAACCAGTGATTGATCAGCAAGCATCGAAAAAAACCAGAGCTAAAGCAAAGGTGAACGATGGGCCTGAAGCGAACGGTTGATCCAGCCAGCCTCGCTGTTTCACTTGTTGATGCAAAGAAGCAAGTTGAAATTGGAGACACGGACACTACGCATGATGACCACCTGATAAGGCTTATCAAGGTGGCCACCGGCGAAGTGGAGCGACATACGCGAAGGGCTCTCATAACGCAAACCTGGAAGCTGACATTGCGTGAGTTTCCTGGTTACTCGCCGGTAAATCGAACCAAAGTTTATTTGCCAAGGCCGCCACTGCAGTCGATTACTTCAATCGTTTACGTGGACGCCAATGGAAATACTCAAACGTTGAGTAGCTCGGCTTACCAGGTCGCTGATGACTCGCATCCAGCATTTATTGAACCAGCCTTTGGTGAGTCGTGGCCTGTCCTCAGGCCAGAAACCTCAGAGGCTGTTTCGATCACTTACGTTGCTGGATTCGGATCATCGGCGGCCAGTGTTCCAGTGGAATATCAAAATGTAATTTTTGAACTTGTGGCGTTTCGTTTTATGAATCGTGGCGACACCAATCAGCAAATCCCAAGTCATATCAAATGGGCCATGGATTCACTCAAATGCGGCGCTCAGTACGACTACTTTGGAGTTAAAGGGTAATGGCTGGCATTGGCTCAATGTATCGCCAAAAAATTAGCGACATGCGCCATCGCATCACGGTCCAGACTGCCGTTCAGACTATCGATGCGTCCAGGCAAAAGATCGTCTCCTACGTGAATCGACTTACTAGCGAACCAGCAACTTTCGAAGAGGTTACGGGCGGAGAAGTAATTCGCGGCAAGCAAATTGAAGCTGGCGTGACTGCAGTTTTTAAGGTGAACGCGAAGCCTGGTTATTCAGTTCAAGACCGAATTTTGTTTAACGGCCAAACGTACGGAATCGTGAGAGTCGAAATCCCTAGTGGTATTGAGCGATTTATTCACTTGTACTGCAAGGCTGCTCCCGTTGGTTGAAATCAAGATCGACATAACAGGCGAAAAGGAGGTCATGGACTTACTGGACAGGCTGCCAAAGCTCGTGGTGCTCAGCGGTGGTCCGATGGATCGAGCTGTCACGGCGGCGGCAAAGATTGTGGCAAAACGAGCCAAGCAACTAGCACCTGACAGCAAGAAAAACCCAAAGGGAGACTCGAGGAAAAAGCAAAGCAAAAAGTCTCGGGCAGGCTGGCCAAAAAAACTGAGAGAGCAAATCAGACACCGAATTTTGAAATACGACACAGGAACCTGGGCAGTAGTTGGACCAAAGAATCCAGAAGGCAACATGGCTCACTTCATGCAGGAAAAGCCAAGGCGGCATGTTTTGTGGGGAAGCCGAACGGCGGTGGCGCAGTATAAGGCCGATGAAACCTGGATCGTAAAAGCATTTGACGAAACCAAGAGCGAGCAATTGTCAGCAGTTAAAACCAGCCTCAAAGCGGACATTGACGCAAACATGAGATCGTGACATGGCAGTAATGGAGACAGCACTGTGCAGCTACATACTTTCCAAGACAGCCGTAACAAGCTTGATCGGATCGGGAGCAAATGCAAGGCTGTTTGCCATCGTGCTGCCCCAAGACTGCGACCTCGCAAGCGGACCAGCTGCCACCTACGAAATCATAACCAGCACCGAGACGCAGACGCTGGCCGACAGGGCCGGGATAGTGCAATCGAGGACGCGGATTACAGCCTACGCGAACACGCATGCGGCTGCGACCGGACTGGCAAGGGCAATCAAGAACTGCGGAATAGCGACACTCAAGGGGCTAAGCGGTGGCGTAGACTTTCGCGGCGTAGTGATCGAAGAAGGGCTAAGCTGCTTTGCCGAATCGCCTACTGATGGCGGCCAAGGCTGGCGGTATATCGCCGAGTTTGATTTGATGGTTTTCTATTTGGAAGGGTAAAAAATGCCAAACATCGGAGATACCGGCCAAGGGATGACAGCAACCTTTGGGACTTCATCGCTTTCGCTGGCCGTGACGGAGATCACTGTCGGCTCTATTACGCTGGACATGCTCGACGTAAGCACGTTGGCTACGACCGATTTTCAGGAGTTGATTGCCAGCGACTTGAAAAAGATTGGCAAGTGCAAGCTGAAGTTTGTCTTTGTGACTTCTGCAACCATGCCTGTAGTCGGCGCGGCACCCGAGACCATGACCATTACCTACGCATTGCAGGCTGGCAACGTAGCAGCGGCCAATCTGGCTGGCACTGCGGTCTTTACTGACCTCAAGCTGCCAGATGGCAAGCTCGGAGAAGTTTTGTTCGGTGAGTGCGAGTTCCAGTACAACGGCGACACCGGCCCGACCTACACGAAGGCCACCACATCCTAGCAAACGGTTTCACTTTTCGTTCATCAGTCATCTAGTTAAGGAATCAGGCAATGGTAGAAGTGCAATTGCGACCTCACACTGTTCCCAAAAAAACACCTTGGGGAGTTGTTGAGAAGTCGCTCAATCAGCATATCGTGCTGCTGAAAAACCAGGAAATCGGCGAGTTTGTTCAGTGTGGCTACGTTGGCGACACTACATTCCTGCCACTGGCTGGCTTCCCACAGGAGCTTTGCGAGCCCGTCGCGGCGGCATGCTCAAAGCATCTGGGCAAGCCTGTTGCTGCTGGCATCGCGCCGCCTGGTTTGTCCGAGCTGGTCGAGATTGTCAATGCAGCTGCCGGCGCGGAGGATGACGACGAATGAGCCTAGCAGAAGAGCTACTCAAGATCCCAGTTGCCAGCGAAGAGGTAACGGTGCTTGGCAATGTGTTCGTTGTCACTGGCAAGTCACTTGGGGACAAAGCGGCTTTGCTGGCCAGTTGTCGCAAAAAAGACGGATCACTTAACGGCGACCTGTTCGACCAGACGCTGCTGACTGAGTGCGTCACGATGAAGGAAGATGGCTCGACGCTGACGAAAGAGCAGTGGAGCAAAGTTGGCAGCCACATTACCAGCCCGCTGCTGGCCTCGGTGATCAGTTTGCTTGGCTTCGATGAGGACGACATACAGCGGGTGCGCCGCGACCCAAAAGGCTCAGACTCAACCCAGAGCTAACACTGGCTCACAGGTTGGGTCTGCGGCTTGGAATAGAAGATCCAGAGCAGTGGCTGGAAGATTGCCCTGCCAGAGTGTTTGACAATTGGCTGGCCTACTATCGGCTTGAGCCCTTCGGCCTTGAGTCGGAGTTGCTGGCCAAGATAGTTGGGCTGCTGTTTTACCTGTGTCGAAGGCATGGCGGCGAGATTGAGGATATCGAGAAGTTCGTCAATGCAATAGCCAGGTGCATGATGCCTGGCAACTGGGTGGGGCAAAAGCAGGCAACCAGCCATGAAAAGGTGACAGCGGAAGAGCTTAAACAGCGGTTTGCTGCGGCTCAGAAGATGGCGGAAAAGGTGTTTCAGTAATGGCTACCACGATCAATAGTTATTCGGTCGGCTTTGGCATGGACGCCAGGAGCTATATCGATGGCGCCAAAATCTCTCGCAGCGAAACGCGGGCGCTTATCAAGGATATTGAAGGTGCTCGGAGCCCCACTGAAAAGTACGCTCGTGAGCAAGACCGACTGAGCGATGCGTACAAAAAGGGGGCGATTGACCTTGGGACGTACAACCGGCTGCTGGATGACAAGAAAAGCAAGCTGGGGCTGGCAAGTTCGTCAGTCAATCTTTATGCCACAGCATTTAAAACCGTAGCAGTAGCCGGCGCTGCGGCCATTGCTGGTGGCGTGGCATTCGTTCATCACCTACGAGACGTACAGGCTGAGATCGACGAGACTGTAAAAGCTGGGGCAAAGCTCGGCTTGACTTTCAACGAAATATCGCAACTGCGATTTGCAGCTGGCGAAATTGGCGGGATGGACGCGGCGACAGTCGATAATTCCGTCAAAAAAATGCTGATCAACATTTCCAAAGCAGTGGAGGGCGATCCGACAGCCAGGGATGCGTTTCGGAAGTTGGGCCTTGATGCTGGCCAGCTGATGCAGGCTGGTCCGGTAGAGTCCGTCAAGATGATTGCCGATTCAATGCAGTCGGTAAACAGCCAGGCAGATCGGCTGGCAATTTCAATGGAGATTTTCGGCAAGTCTGGCACTGAGTTTGTAGATACTCTTTCGGCTGGCAGGGCTGTCATCGAAGAATCAGCGGCTTTCCAGGAAAAGTGGAACTCATTGACTGTTGCTCAAACAATGGGCGTTGAGGCCAACAATGACGCATGGGGCCGAGTGTTCACAGTTGTAGATGGGATCTCAACAAAATTAGCTGCTGAGTTTGCTCCAGCCATGCACTTAGTTGCCGATTTGATTCTGGATTCAGCGGACGGACTCAGTGGAGTTGACGGTACGATTCGTTCAGTCGTCGATACCACAGTCTATCTCGTTGGTGTTTTCACGGATCTCTATGAGGTAGCGAGAGCCTTCGATCGGGTTCTTTACAACACAGCAACGCTAAATTTTGGCGGCGCTATAGAAGGCATTCAAGCGGCTCTGGATTTTAGCAGCGGCGAAAAAGCACTTCAGGCACTTTATGACAAGCGATTCGAACTAGATCAAGCAGCAGCAAAGAGGCAACGAGAGCTTGATGAAAGACGCAAAAACCTTCTCGATGAAGATGCCAAGGACACCGACAGCAAGCTGGACCAAGCTGAAAAAGAGCGGCTCAAGCTAATCGAGCAAGAATCGCAAAAGCGCGACCAGATGGCCAAGACCGCCCTGGATGCTGCCCGAAAGGAGTTCGATGAACGCGAGAAACGCCACAAGCAAATGAAGGCCGACATTGCCAAGGGGCCAGGCGGCGGCATGGAAGCTGGCAGCGCAGAGGCTGCAAAGTTTCTGGCAGACCAGGCCAATGCGGCACTCGCAGATAAGACAATGCCCGATGCCCCAACACCCGGCGAGGCCGAATTGATTGCTGAAGCCAAGCGGCAAATGGAGCTGATGGAAGAGCAAGCCAAGCAAAGCGAAGAGCAAATCGCGTTGCTTCGCAAGATTGCAGAAAAGCCGACTGTTTTGGCGAGGGCGCGGTAATGGCATCATGGATCGTTGACAACAGCCAGACTCGGGACGGTAGTGCTACGGTCTCCAACTCAAACGGCATGGCGGTCCTGAACGAGACCTACCGCTACATTGTCCAGACCGATAACAAATCCACGACGCGGATTGAGGTGCTGTACGGTACGCCTGGTCTGCCACGGGCAAACCAGACGGTATCAGCCTTTGGCGCGGCGGTCTGTATTGGCGTGGACGCATTTAGGCGGGCGGACAATCCACTGATCTGGGATGTGACCGCGACCTTTTCCAGTGAAGTTGAAGAAGGCCAAGACTCGCAAGACCCGGAGTCCGATCCAACCGTCTGGGTGCCGATCTACGAAACCAAGTTCGAACGGCTTCAGGAGGTTGTTACGAAAGACCAGAGTGGCACCTCCATTGCTAACTCGGCTGGGCAGCCTTTCCAGGTCGGCCTGACAATTGGCCGTTTCATTCCAGTCTGGGAGTTCTTTCAGTTCGAGCCCGCAACCGTTACCGATGAGCAAATCATCGATCGTAACGAAACCGTCAATAATGCTTCATTCAAAGGACGGGCCGCGAAGTCATTGCTGCTAACAATCCTGAGTAGTCGCGTAGGGTTCTACTACGGGGCGCGGCGGCGACTCACTCAGTATTCTTTGAAGTACAACGACCGTCTCTGGACTCACAAGCGGCTTGATGTTGGGACGATCTACCTTGCCACAGGGCAGAGGAAGCCGTACCTAGACGACGACAATCGGACTGTGATTCTTGGCAGCCTCAACGGCAGCGGCGGAAAAGCAGCGGCTGGTAGTCCTCCGGCAACCTTAGAGTTTGACATCTACCCATCCATTTCATTTTCGTTTCTGAGGCTCTAGCCATGCCGCTTACTGGAATCACAGCAGTCAGGCCAACCGCCAACACGGACTATCGGAACGTGCCCTATGGTGCGACTGTGGCCCCTGGGAATCCATTGTATTTAGACAGCGCAGACAATGAGCACAAGCTAGCCGATGCTAACTTATCGGCGACAGCAGCTGCGGCCAAGTGCATTGCGATGACACCTGGAGTAGATGGTGGGTATGGCATTGCTGCTTTTGGTGGCAGTATCATCCTGGTTGGTACGACGATGGTGGTAGGCGAAACGTACTACGTGGGTGCGACTGCTGGAGAGATCATCGCAGCGAGTGAATTGACAACTGGCTACAACGTAACTCGATTGGGCACAGCGGCTACGGCAACACAGCTTGACTTGGACATTCGTGCCACTGGCATACCGAGGGCATAATGCCTGACGATAAAGTCTATGGCTTTAATAAAGCCGACACGATTGAGGTAATCAACCTCATTGGCAACACGGATGGCGAGTTCCCAGAGATTGTGCCAAGGGACTTGGGTGGTGATGGTGCGACCTACCAGGGAACGCTAACTGCTTTAACTGATGGTACTGGGCACTATACCGGCAAAAAAGTCGGAACGGTCATGGTGGAAGTCGGCCCCTGCAACGAAGGCACTGTGGTTGGAACGTCTGTTCAAGTGGTGGATTGGTCGGGGTGTGTTTTCGATTTGCCGATTGAAGATCTGGACGGTGTTTGGGTTTGGTTTGGCAGGGGGATTGCAGCCTCTCAAGATCCTGAAGCCGAAGAAGGCGAGCTTACACCCTGCCACTATGTGGCCCACGATCGATGTTGCGTAGCAGGGGATGCCTGATGCCGACCAAGCGATGCTGCTGCGGGCCTTGCTACGAATACTCAGACGGATTCCAGCGAACCAGCAATGACGAAACGTTGCTTGAGCCGGACTGGGAAGTGTGCGGAGGCGACTGGACCGACTGGGAGATAAACCCATCTTCCCCAGCGTTCACTGGAATCGTCAGCAGAGCAAGCGATTCCAAGATGGTGCTCAAACACATGGTTGGGCATCCATACGGAATCTTCACGGCAACAATCGAAGCCGATACGGTTGGACAGAAGTTCCGCATCTATGCTTTCCACGGCAGTCTTGGTACTCCATGCGGCTCGCCGACTGATACCTACACTGAAATTGAAGTGATCGACACCAACGAGATTACTCAGCGGATTGTGGTTGGTGGTTCGGTGGAGTTTGAGGAAAGCTACGTCGTAACCGATGCGACTTTGATTTGGACCGTCTGCATGGGTGACAACCTGTTCGAGTCATCGGTCAGCGGTGGTCTTACTCAGAGGTATTGCGGCACAGCTAGCGGCTACTGGTTTGCGATAGGTGCTGGTAGTTCCACAGTCACCAAATGGTCTGAGATCACCTATTCAGACCACTACCTCCACAACACCACATGCCCTCGGTGCGCTCGGTCATGCTGCTTCCCAACGGTCAATCGAACGATCGCGGCTTTTGACGTGACCATTGCAGACATTGAGTCCAATAATTGCACTTGCCTGGAAAGCGTGTCTGTCAGGGTCACTTTGCAGACTGGAGTCGGCTTCGAGGATCAATGCGGCTGCAATCCTTCATTTGCTGCGACAGTGACCGGCCCCCATGACTGCTTTGCAGGAAACTCCCAAATTAGCGTGGTGTTGCTTTGCAACGCAACGACAGGCGAGAAAACGCTGCAGCTGCAAATCCTGCCTGATGACAACGGCCAAAACGAATGGAACTGGTTTAAGGGCTTTGGCAGTTCCGCGTTGCCAGAGGATATGCGAATCGACGATGACTACGATTCCAGCGACCCAGGGGACGAAGGGTCTTGCCGGTACGAAAACGCAACGATCACAGTTACCCCTGTAGTGGTCGCGGGCTGCTGTGACGAAGCACCCGAGGAGACTTCGCTGGCAATCCATGAGGTCCGCGCTGTACGGGAAAAAATCAACGAGCTACCTTATGAGCAACATGAAGCTGTAATAGCCCAACTCCGCGAGTTGGTTCAGCCAGAGGACAAAGGGCTGGGGGACACGGCTACTCGCGTTCTGGGCGATTGGGAGCAGCCAGAACTATCGCGGCTGGTACGGTGCTGGTTAAGGTTCTACAGCTGCCGGCGCTCCGAGGCGTTAAAGATGGTCAACCGGCATTTTCCGTATCCCGATCGGTAAGAAATCAAGCCTGGTTTTTCTAAAAACCGGCTATTTTCCCGACTGGGAAAACTTCTGAAATAATTTCAAAAAGTGTGTACAATACTCTTGCTGTGCCCGATATTGTGTGTATAATAGAATCGTGCAAGCGACAGTCGCGAGCCGAAAACAACTAACACAGGGGACAGCAAAATGAAAAAGCAAAACTCAGCAAGAAATTCTGGGACTCGACAATACCGAAAGCACCTGAGCATGATCGATAAAAACACAAAGCAAGTCACTATCAAAGCAGACTTTGAAAATAACGCAGAAACCTTTTGGGCAGCATTTGACGAAGCTTACCCAGAGATCGCAAATCAAGTCCGAGAAGGTGGAGCAACGGTTGACTCCGCAACGTGGCGTGCGATTCAGAGCCTTGAAGGTTTTAGCGATGGACCTAGCTATGCACGCGATGCGTTGATGGTGGTCGAATAATGACCAACGAACGGCGAAACACAACCCAGCCCACTGACTGGTGGGCTGCATGGGAGGCGGCGGCAAAATCCGCTGGATTGTCTTTGGCTGCATGGATCGGCAAGCAGTGCAATCGGTCCTTACCGAAGGAGGTCAGGGACCAACTAAGCGAACGGGCAACGCCTGGGCAGCCGAGGAAAAATAATTCTAAAAAATCTTAGAATACCTATTGCAAAAGGTTTTTGTTGCCGATAACATTCAACATCATGAAAACAGCAACGGAAGCAAGCAAAGAACTTAACTGCTCAATCGCAACTGTAACACGGTGGGCGAAGGCGTTGAGTCTTGGAAAGAAATACGGATACGCTCACATGCTAAGCGATGCTGACATTGCGAAGATTCGAAAGCATTGGAAACCAAATAGGGGCTGCAAGCCTAAGTAGTTTTTTTGGTTTGGATTTAGAAATAATTTGCAGGTGGGTAGCATGGACAAGAAAAAACAAAAGAAGCGACCAATTGTCGTAAACCCATCGCTGCTTGCCAGTATGGAGCGAGGCAAATCTCAGCCTAATTTGGCGGGTTGCGTTGAGTGGCAAGGTGCGACGGTTGACGGGTACGGTGTTTTGTGCCAAAAGGTCGGTGGGTCAAAGTGGAATGTGCTTGCTCATAGGGCAGCGTGGGTTATCGCTAACGGACAAGAAATCCCGCATAATATGGTGATTGCTCACAAGTGCGATAATAGGCTTTGTGTCAACCCGGAGCATCTTGAGTGCGTTGATCAGTCGAGAAATGTGAAGGACGCATATTTGCGTGGTCGATCAAATCACTTTCGAGGCGAGCGTTCATGGAATGCGGTGCTGAACGAGAGTACAGTCAGGAACCTGCGGGTTCTTCACAATGAGCTAGGTATTAGTATTTCTTGGCTTGCATAGCAGATTGGCGTGAGTCACAAAACTGCATCGCGGGCTATTTGTGGTAAGACTTGGCGTCACGTTGTTTAGTTTATTAGTTACCCTAGCCCACTTGGGAGGTGTTATGTCTGACTGCATTTACCATCCATTCGAAGCACTCGATCGGATTTCTCAAGGCGACACATTCGCCGAAGTTCGGGACGCAATTCTGCTTCCCACTAGTAGGCAGGAAATCTCTGAGTGGTTCCACGTTTTTCGTGGGGCTAAGCAGGCTTTCAGGCTGGCAGGCGAGCGACGTTGTGAAGACGTTGCCGAGCAGATTCAAGACTGGCTGGCTGCAAAGGTCAGCGTTGTTCTGAAGTAGTAGTGGCAGGCTGGCACTACGCTGGCTTGCAGGATTCTTTTGGGTTTAGGAGTACGGATATGGTTCACTTGCCACCAGCACCGCATTTACTGGCTTCGCTTGCTAATGCAAATCTTCCTTGGTGGAAGGCTCTTGCTGAGCTAGTAGACAACTCTCTTGATGCCGGTGCAACACGTGTCGTTATCGACATTACCAACAGAGTTCTAACTGTCTCTGATGACGGTGCTGGATGCGAAGATATTACTTCAGTCTTCAAGCTTGGCGATCACAAGCACCGAAAGACCAGCAAGCTAGGTCGATATGGGATTGGTGCAAAGGATGCTTGGCTTTCTTGCGCTGACACAATGGAGGTAGTCACGTGCTGCGGAAAGAAAGAATCCACAATGAAGGTGAATTATACCGAGTGGATGCAGAACAATTGGAACGTCCCAGACCCTGAAATCCGAGATTGCAACGGTCCATCGGGAACAGTCATTAAGCTGCCGCTGCGAAACGGGAAGAAGCAGCCCAATGAAGATGCTTTCCAGAGCTTGGCGTTTGTCTTCACCCCTGCAATTGCTCATGGCATTCAGATAGTAAGGTCCATCAATGGCAAGAAGAAGGTTTTGCCGCCGGTTGAGATGCCAGTGCGAAACGATGTTGTGCAATCCGAGTTTGAAATTGATGGCAAGGCCGTAAGGATTGACATTGGTATTTTGCCGGATGGCGTCTCAATAGAACGAGGGCCGTTTTGGCTGGTCTATGGCCATAGAATCATTGATGCCAATTCGCTAGGTGCTGGACAATACAGCGTGCGACGCATGGCTGGAACGATTCATCTCGGTGAAGGCTGGGCTTTAGCTAAAAACAAAGACGACCTGAGCGAGAACCAAGAGCGATTGGCTGATGCGATTTTTGTTCGCATCGAGCACGTTCTTAAGAAGGCTGACCAGCTTGCCGAGACTATCGAATCATCTGCTCTGCGTGGTGAACTTCAGCAAATGCTGAATCAGGCAGTCAATGAAGCGAACAAAGGCAAGGCCAAGAGAGACAAAGGAGATTCTGTTGGCTCTATAGCACCAAAGAGCACTGGTAAAAAGCATACAAAAGCCAGCAAGGTTCATGGTCTTGGTGATTCGCTTTGCACTAACGGCAAGACTGGCAGGCGTGGCGGGTACATTCTCGATTGGTGTGAGTTAGACCAATCAGTGCTTGGTTCGTTTGATCGCGCTGGAATGCGAGTTTCGCTCAACCTAAACAACGGACTGATTGCCTTGGCTAAGTCTGAATCTAATAGGGCAGCATTGACTGCTTGTGCAGTTGCTTTGATTGCCGACTACGGGTGCCGCCATGACGAAAAAGGGAACGAGCTTTTTAAGTTTTCGTTCAAAGACTTTGGGCAGGCGATGGGCTATCTAGTTAAAGACTACATGGAGGCAAAGAGCAATGCTAAAGCATCAGTATGAAGTGCATCCAGCAGCTACGTTGTTTCCTCCGATGACTGAGGAGGAGTATCAGGGACTAAAAAAGGACATCGCAGAAAACGGACAGCGTGAGGATATCGTTGTTTGGTGCGACAAGCTAATAGATGGTAGGCACCGGCTGCGGGCGTGCGAGGAGCTGCAGCGTAATCCCCATGTGTCGGAGCTTGATCCTGATACCGATCCTTGGAAGTACGTTATCAGCCATAACCTGCATCGCAGGCACCTGAGTGAAACGCAGCGAGAAACGGTGGCGGCGAAGCTGGCGAAGCTGAAACATGGTGGAGAGCGCGGAAATCAGCACACAGGTGGCAAGGGATCAAATGATACTTTGGCAGATGCGGCTGCACAGTTGAACGTCAGCGAACCATCAGTCAAGCGAGCCAAGGCTGCAATTAAAGGCGGTTGCAAAGAGCTTGTTGAGGCGATGGAGCGCGACGAGATCACCTCAAGCCTTGCGGCTAAGTTTGTCAAAGCAGTGCCTGACAAGAAAGAGCAAGCGAAGATTTTAAAGCAAGGCATCAAGGCGGTTAGGCAAGTTGTTAAGGAAGCGACGCAACCAAAACAGTCAATAAATCATCTAGTTCAACCGGAAGCGATTGAATACGAGGATGTGGAAGAACAAGAAGAGGAGCAACTTCAGAAACCGAAGGAAGACAACAAGCTCGATGAGTTCAAAAAGTTTTGGGCGAAGTGCAGCGACATTTCAAAGGCTGCGATTAGGGCGTGGGTAAACGATAACTAATTTCAAGGGGGCGTTGTATGTCTGGGGCTATTCAGAACCTCATTTACGCAAAGGATTGCCAGCATGTTAAAGCAAATTGAAGCGGACGTTGTTGTTGGCAGGACCGCTGCGGCTGGACTCGTAAAGGATGGTCATGTGTACATCGTGCATGGCAATCTGGATCAAAAGTACGAAGCGCTCCGCTGGCCTGGTCGCGAGGCTGCGGATCTGCTGACAGGTTTGGACTTTCACGACGCGGCTGAGTTGGTCGCGATGATCAGGGAGAAATGGCCAGAGGCTTGCGGTAGTGCATGCCAGTGCCATGCGTGTTGCGAGCGGCGAGATAGGGACGCGGAGATGCGGACTTTGAGCGATCTTCCGAGACCAGTCCCGAAGCCAGTCAAGCCGGTGAGTTTATGGTCGTTGTTTTTCGAGTGGCTTGTTTGGGGGAAATGATGATGGCGATTCCAGAGGCGTTACGACTGACAGCCGATGAACTGCATCAGGTTGCGGTGGCTGAAGTCGAGCGGCAATTCTTCGAGGGGGCTGAGCCCGACGAAGAGCCAATGGAGTCGGTTAATCGCTTGGCCTTGCGAGTCTCCAACGCGCTGAGCGACGAATACCCTGGCCGATACGTGAGCCACTACGAAGTGGCCAGTGAAGTCAGGGAGCGAGTAAGGAGAGCGGCTAAGGATGGCCAAATACAGACTGGAGGTTGAGGTAATTGAAAAGGGCTGGCCGAGCCCAGCAGCTATAAGGCTGCGCAAGTTTTTGAAGGTTGCGCTTCGTGGTTATGGGATCAAATGCAAGGGGATTGAGAAGGATGACGGAGACAGCGGAGAAGTACGAGACAAAGAGCAGGTGGACATCGATAACCGAGTTCCATGACACTCGGGAGCAGTGGCTGGAGACTCGGAGGACTGGCATCGGTGCCAGCGAAGTGGCGAGTATCTTCGGTGTTGGCTACGCCAATACCAGCCCGATCACAGTCTGGGCAGAGAAGACCGGAGCGGCCAAGCAAGAGTTTGACGCGGCCACTTTGAAACGCATGAACAGGGGCAAGCGGCTGGAGCCGTATATCGCGATGGAGTTCGAGGAGGAAACGGGGTTTGAGACCGTCGATCCAGGCGACTTCACGATCTATCGCAGTGACACCTATGAGTGGCTGTTTGCGACTCTCGATAGGTGGTGCCGACACCCAGAACATGGCTGCATCCCAGTGGAGCTGAAAGCGGTCAATGGTCGGTTTCGCGGCGATTGGGATGAGGACATCGAGCCACCTTTGAAGTACATGGTGCAGTGCCAGACTCAGATGGCGGTTACGGGTGCGAGTCATTGCTACCTGGTTGGATTGATTGGTGGCGATGAGCTGAGTATTAGGCTTATCGAGCGGAACGACCGATTTATCGAGGCCATGCTGAGTAAGCTGGCTCGGTTCTGGATTTACGTGCTTAAAAAGGAAATGCCGCCGGTCGATGAGTCGGAGGCGACGAAGGCTGTCATTGGGTTGATCTACCCGCATGACTCGGGCGAGGAAGTGAGCTTGCCAGTTGACTTTTTCGATCTGGACCGAGAGCTGCTGGAGCTGAAGGACCAGCGAAAGCAGATCGAGGCCAAGATTGATGGCATCGAGAACCGCCTGAAAGCGGCGATCGGTGGGGCTACCTGGGGCTCTCTGCCTGGTGGTGGGCGGTATTCGTGGAAGGAGCAGTCGCGCAGGTCGATCGACGCGGATTTGCTGCGGGAGCGACATCCAGAGATCGCGCTTGAGTGTGAGAAGTGTTCTACGTTTCGCGTTTTAAGAAGGGTGGGCAAATAATGGGTGGTGTCAGGGGAACACGGCAGAATGTCTTGGGTCGCGCGAAGTCGTTTGAACTGCGGGACGCCATTTCAGCACTGGAAAGCCCGCTGAAAAATTGGGATGAGGCCATTTCTTATTTTTCCAAAGCGATTCAGTTTCCGGTGACTCGCCGAAATATCGTCGGTGTCTGCGAGGATGCCAAGATGGAAGTTACTCGGGTGGTTGAGACATACCAAAAGCGTCTGAGCAATGAGTGCTTGCAGGAGCAGATCGAGGAGCTAAAGCGGCAAGTAAAGTCACTTGAATTGCACGTTGCCGCACTGATTGAGTTTAGATCGTCTTTAGAGGGTTAGTTTTTATCTAAGCAGAAGGGTATTGGCATTATGAGTACAGCAGTAACAAACAGCGACAACAAGCAGCCAGTATTGACACCAGCAAGGCAGTTTCGGGCAACATGTACTGCAATCGCGACCAGCTTGCTAACAGACTGGGTCGGAGAAGAGAGGGCGGCTGACGCGATAGGAAGAGTTTCGATCGCGTTGTCAGCAGCAGCAGCTAGCAGCAAGAAACCAGACGAGTTCTATAACTGCACAAAAGAAAGTATCGGTTCTGTAGTCGCAATTTCTGCGTTGACTGGAATTATGGTCGGAACGACTCGAAACGCTCTTGCCTACGCGATCCCTCGGCGTGCTAGGAAGGGTGAGCCACCAATACTTCGATATGAGCTTTCTCATCGCGGTATTGCTGCACTGGCAAAGCGATGCGATCAAGCCTTGATACCGATTCCGATTTCCTACAAAGACGATATTGGAGTAGACGATGGCGGCGAGGCTGTAGTCAAGTCTCGCGACATCGACAATCCACCGGCGACGATGGACGACCTGCGCGGTGTGGTTGTTTTGGTAAAAGACAGAACAAGCGGCATTGTGACTTTTCGCGGCTGGGTGCCAAAGTCGGTTATTGAGCTTCGTAGAAATCAATCCGATGCCTATAGGTTTGCTCTGGCTAACGACTGGGCTAGAGAGTCTGACCCTTGGCACAAATGGCCGATTGAGCAATCCATGAAGACAGCGATGCACTACGCGGTATCGCGGGGTTGGTGTGTGATCGATGATGTAGAAAGCGTTCGGGCGCTGTCGATCGACTCGGAGAACTCTTTTGGCGGCGCTGAAGTCATCCAGGGCACTGCAAAGAGACTGGGACTGGATGACCTGACCGAGCGGCTGATTGCGTCTTCAGTAGATCCCGAGCAGGAGCCAGAGGCTCCAGTCAGCGAGGCTCCCAGTGCGAGTTAAGGAGCGAAAGAAAAGCGGTGGCGTCCATGTCAGCGGACGCCCCAAGCGGCGTAGCGACTCCAGACCGGCCACAGTGAGCTGCGCCAGGGAGCTGCTGTTGGGGCTTGGGTTTAAGCCTTCCGAGTCTGACAGCAGGCCAGATCGACCGACCAGGCCGACCTACCGGAAGGGGAAGGTGAAAGTAATCGGTGAGTCCAACCATTGTCCCTGGATCACGATACAGCACTGTTCGTCTGGCCATGTGGATTGGTACATCGATGTTCCGCTATCTGCTGGCAACGATGTGGTGATGAGTTTGGTTTTGGCGCTGGAGGGGCAAAGCGATGATTGAGCAATTTAACCGACTTCTCCAGGGGCTCGGGGCCAATCGAGTGCAAATCACCGACGTTGACGAGGGATACATTCAGTTCTCGATCATCGGTTGGGGTGAGTTCTGCATCTGGCGGAATGGTGAGTTGCTGGAATGGGATGGTCGGGACTACCAGGCCAATACCAGGTCGGTTTGGCTGCAGGACGTTTCCAAAGGCAAGAAACGAAACGACGCTGGGGTGCTGGCGTGACTGTAGAGCAACTAGCTAGTTTGGTGCAGGAAATGCGAACGGCTCAGCGAGAGTATTTTCGAACGCGCAGCGGGCCGGCGCTCGAGAAATCGAAGCGGCTCGAAAAGCAGGTGGATGATGCCCTGGGCGCGGTGCTCAGGCAGCCAGGATTGTTTGATTGAACCTTTCGACCGCGAGCCCGGCGCGGCAAACCTCGGGCGCTTTTTCATGTAGCAATCACTTACAGGCAGCCGTTGACGCTAGGTGATTGTGAGGCTCCTTCTCAGCACCGTGACCATATCGGCGGCAAAGTGGGCGGTGCAATTTTTAGGATGGAATCTGTGATTACGTTTGGAAGTTTATTTGCTGGAATCGGCGGATTTGATCTTGGTTTTGAACAGGCAGGGATGGTTTGCAAGTGGCAGGTGGAGATAGATGACTACGCAACAAAAGTGCTTGAAAAACATTGGCCAAGCGTTCATAGAGAACGAGACATTAAGCAGTGCGGAAAACACAACCTTGAGCGAGTTGACGTTATCTGTGGAGGAGACCCATGCCAAGCTAACAGCGCGGCAGTGGGTGCCGGTCGATCCAAAAAAGAGAGTCTTGGCGGTGAGTTCCTGCGAATTGTTGAAGAGGTTCGCCCTCGCATTGTGGTCAGAGAAAATCCAAGCCACATCAGAGTCGATGCTCCCTGGCCTTGGTTTCGATTCCGAGCTGGCCTTGAGTCGCTTGGTTACGCTTGCTTGCCCTTCCGATTTAGGGCGTGTTGCGTTGGCGCTAGGCATCGTCGAGAACGATTGTTTGTGCTCGGTGTCGATGCCAACGCCGACAGCCAACGCATGGAAGGGTGGAACCACCAAAGATCATCCGAAAGCCAACCGAGAAACAACATTTACACATTGGTGGGCAAGGCATCATGGCCAGCCATACCCGAGCATAGCGGTCATCGAAGCCGTTCAGGGATTTCCGCCTATGTGGACCGACTTAGAGGACTCGGCAACGCAGTTGTGCCGCAAGTCGCAGAATGGATTGGAAGGAGAATAGTTGAAGTTTGGGAGTGATTTTTTTGACTCGGCGGCGTGGTGGGAACACGCAATATCTGCATCAGGGATGTGGCTCTCCTGACGGTGCAGAAGCCAATAGCGGGTGCGAATCCTGCCCGAGTCACTGAGCACTAGCCATCACCGCAAGGTTAAGTGGAGCGACGAGACCGATGGCTTACATCGTCGCCGGGGCCATGACTGACAGCAGCGAACGGTGGGTGCGAAGCATGGAGACCGTGACAGCTCGGAGAGACGGGCATTTTGGACCAGTAGCTCAGGGTAGAGCTGGGGGCTGACCGCCCCTGGATAGTACGGTTCGGTTTGTTTCAACACGAACGGCAGTACAACCGGTTGACGCGAGACACCAACCGGGGCGCAGGTTCGATTCCTGCCTGGTCCGCTTTTACAGAGAGGAAACCAAATGGCCAAGAAACGTTATGGAATGTATCACACTGCAGACGAGCTGCGGGCAATCGCCAAAGTTATTGATGCACTGAACGAAGCGAGGGATATCGACTGTGCGTTTGGCCATGTGATGGTGTTTTATTGGTGCGACACAATACAGGGAAGGTTGGCGTGTCAAGACGGAGACTGGACATACGAACCATTGGTTGAAGATGACGATGAAGAAACGCAAGAAACTGACAGCGAAGGAACGACAGAAGCGAATCAGCCAGGGATTGCGGCTGATGTGGCAGCGAAGGAAGGCGAAGAAAAAAGTCAAAGCCGTTTAAGGACTTAAAAAGTACGGTCAGCGGCCACTGCTGGGAGTGTGGCACCTAAGCCCCATGCTCAAGGTTGAGTGGTGCAAGGAGCGTCCAAGGACGGCCAGGCACTGGAGCGGTTCGAATCCGCGATGGGGCTCTGCCTGCCCGCAGGTGAACAACACTAACACTTTTTCGAGGTGGCTGTTGGAGTTCACGATGAACACTGCGGGCAGGGTTTTTGGACTAACTGGGATTATTGGAGAGTTGCGAATGAGTAGCGACAAGACAAAATGCCCGGAATGTAACGGGGCTGGCGAGTCTTCCATTGTCATTGTGTCCTATGCACCTGGAATGAGTGGACCACCAATAAGAGAGCTTGAGTGTACTACCTGTGAAGGAGTTGGGTGGATTTCAAGCCAACAGGTTGAGCAATATGAACGTGGGCTAACTTTCCGCAAGTACCGAGTGACCACACTTGGTCTTGGTCTGCGCGAGGCTGCTTCCAGATGGGGCATGAAGGCGCCGGAGTTGAGTTATATCGAGCAAGGAAAGGTGGCGACGGATTGGACGCCTCCTGGTTACACAAACTGAATAGGAGAACGAAATTGGTACACGGACTGGAAACTTTGAAGAGGCTGAATCAACAGGCCGTTGCTTTACATGAAAGCAAAGAGAGGAAGCCAGGGACGCAGGACATTAGCCCGGAGGTGATTCGGGCGAAAATGTCTACAAACCTAACCAAAGATGATGTTGTTCAACGATTCAACCAAAGCGGCTCGAAGTATCTTCGTGAGATGCGTTGTCTGGTTGATGGCCGGGCCGATGTTTACGCGATCCTCGAAGCCTTTGCGGTGACGTGTCCAGCGAGGCAACACGCCATCAAGAAACTGTTGTGTAGTGGCATTCGCGGTAAGGGTGACGCAATGCAAGATTTGAAGGAAGCAAGAGACGCAGTTGATCGGGCGATTCAGATGGCGTCGTCCCGATAACGCTGCGTGATAAGCAGAGAGGGGATTATGAATAGCGATTATTGCAGAAAATGTGGAGTTAGCTGGGACACAGACTACCAAAGGCATGAGTGCCCCCATTCTGCTTCATCCGCTTGTTCGGGCGAGGATGCCCGGCAAGCGGACAAGGCTTCCGCAGTCACGCAGCGTTCGGGCGACGAGGTTATCAGAGATGAAGCACAGGGCATGATGGTAGCCATCAAGGAACTTCGGATACATGGGGCATACAAAGACTTTTTAATCGAAGGTTTCAAAGTGCGAATCGAGATAACTCGTCAAGAATAATTGCATGAGCGATGGACGCGAAATTCCATTCGTCGCCAGAACGCTACCAATCAACCGGCGGCCACGGTTGATTTACCACTTCAAAAGCGATCGATGGCCGCTCGGTTGCATTGGTTTGTTAGGTGGCGATTATGTCAGTTAAGTTTCCGAGCGGTTATGGCGTGATGATAGAGGCAATGCGGCAACGCGCGGTTGATGTCCCCGGAGTTGTCAATGACATACGAGAGTGTCTGCGTCGAGAAATCGATGTCCCACCAGGTCAGTCACTAGCGGCAATTGATTACTTGATTGAGGTGAATGAACAGCTTCGCGATTCCATTCATGGTTTGCGTTCTGCGTTGGATTCAACGATGGGCGTTTCGTCCACCTAACGTCACGGATCACCGAGTCCGAGAAAGAGAGATTGGTATGTCAAAAGAGAAGATCGAGGACTTCGGTGCATCCGATTGTTCGTCGTCCGATTGGGAATTGCGTTGCCCGAAGTGTCGATCGTATCGAGCCAAGCAAGTCGAGTTGACGCGAGCAAAGTGTTTCGATTGTAAGCACCGAGCACACGTTTCAATGTTTCGAGTTAAGTATCAGGAGTTTATCGAAGATGAGCGAGGCGGCAATTGAAGGAATTGTTCGTCGTCCCGGTCCTGGTTGGAGATTCGTCGGATGCTCTACGTGGCAGCACGATAGCGGTGTGCGAGTGCATTACCTCGGCATGGCATTGATGCCAGACGGCACAGTGTGGCGAGAGCAAAATACGCCAATTGCCAAGCGATACATCGGCTTGGCAGGCGGAAACCGCAAACGTGGTTTGATGATGTGGGCGTTAGCATTGCATCGGATGCACGAAAGATTCAGAGATCAAGTATTCGTGCGATTCATGGCAAAGCAAGACGCTGGAAGGTTCTTTCCGCAAGAGCCTGGAATCAGGACGATGCGGGCGGATTAGGTACGACGAACGCTCGCGATCAGCGGGCGGACATTTACAACGTGTCGATAAATCAAAGGAAAACGTACATGAATGAAAAACCTGTCGATGCCGTGGATACGTCCGCTCCGTTGCATCGCGTTGTTATGCCGTCACTTTATGAGTTGAGAGAGCACGCTAGGACGATGCTTGAGGTCACCAACGAAATTGAGTTGGCGAGGGCAATTCGGAACGGCGATCGGATTGATTCGTACCAAAGTTACGTCGAGTGGTTGCGGGCAGGTCGAAACGGTACTCTGCATGTTCACCAAGCGATAGACACTCTGCTGTTCGATTTATTTGACAATAAGGACAAGGCAGCACTAGCAGCGGTCGTCAGAAAAGCTACGCAGTTTTTGCTGGATACATGATCGGCATAACGCTGCGTGATAAGCAGAGAGGGGATTATGAATAGCGATTATTGCAGAAAATGTGGAGTTAGCTGGGACACAGACTACCAAAGGCATGAGTGCCCCTATTCTGCTTCATCCGCTTGTTCGGGCGAGGATGCCCGGCAAGCGGACAAGGCTTCCGCAGTCACGCAGCGTTCGGGCGACGAGGTTATCAGAGATGAAGCACAGGGCATGATGGTAGCCATCAAGGA